GACCGGGATTGGCGTCACCACCGGGAACATCGTGATCGCCAACGGCCCGACGGGTTCGTATGCCGGTGAGATCACGATCGTCGGCAACGGGTCATACCAGTGATCGCAGAAGCACCGGCCGCGGCTGCGGCCAACACCCCCGGCGGCGTTCTCGTGAAACTCCATGCGTTCGTCGAGTCCGCGAAGTCTGCCGCTGCTGACGGACTGACGTGGTCGGAGTTTGGCGAGCTGCTAGTCGCGTTCCTGCGGATGGCCGTCTCCCTCTATGACGACGTGGTCGGCATGACGGGCGAGGAGAAGAAGGCCGCGGTGCTCGACGGCGTTGCCGCCCTCTTCGATGCGGTGGCTGACCGCTGTGTGCCGCTGGTTCTCTGGCCGCTATGGGGGCTGGTTCGCGGCCCCGTCCGGCTCCTGGTTCTCGCCCTCGCGTCCGGGGCGGTCGAGCAAATCCTTCCACTCGTGAGGCTCGCATGATTCCTACGCTTCTCATAATCGCAGCGGTGGCAGCCTGGTGCTGGCCTCACCTCCAGCCGTTGGCCGAGAAGGCGAAGGCCGCCGCCGCCAAACTCACGCCCCGCCACTACGCCGGCGTCGCACTGGTGGCCGCGGCCGTGGCGTATGGTCTCGGTCCGTCGGATTCTCCCGCCCCCGGCCCGACTCCGGCCCCCGACGCCGGCCCGCTGTCGCTGGCCGGTTTGTTCGCCGGCCCCACGGCTTCGGAGGACGCAGCCCTGGTAGGGGCTATGTGTGCAGAGATCGCCGACGAGGTCGAGTTCTCTGCCGGCCACCCGGACGGCTACCTCTCCACCGGTATCGCAGTTGATGAGCTGCGGAAGCGGACCCGCATTCTCCGCTGCCGGGGTATTTCGATCGGCGACCGGCAGCCGGCAGCACGGGACGCGATCGCCAAGTACCTCGAGGACGCCGTGGGCACCGACGGCGGGCCGCTGACAGCCGAGCAGCGGACGGCGTGGGTTGCCGCGTATCGCGATTTGGGGAGGGCTGCCACCAATGCGGCGAAGTGATTGGTCGTGGTCTGCGATCGCGTTCGTTGTGTTCGCGGCCGTGCTGGGGACGATCGTCTCGCGGTACGTCTCGCGGCTGGCTGACCGCGTCGAGACAAACTTCGGTTACGTCGCGAACCCGGAAGGCACGCAAGAGTTTTTGCGGGAGTTGGACCAGCCGCTGTTCCGCCAGGCCGGGGCCGAGGTCATCGCCGGGGCGAAGGGGAAGGACGCCTACCTCTACCGGTTCGCCGACCGCTGCCACCGGCAGAAGTACGGCAAGCCGTTCGGGCCGTGGAACCAAGGCAGTGCCGGGACGTGCGTGTCATTCGGCTGGGCTATGGGTTCGTACATCGGCCAGTGTGTCGATCATGTCGCGGGCGGGTTGGCTGAATGCCCGCTGATCGTGGCGACCGAGCCAATCTATGGGGGCTCGAGGACCGCCGGCCGGATGCCGCCGGTCACCAACGCCGGCTTCTCCGACGGCTCCTATGGCGGTGCTGCGGCCCGCTGGGTGTCGGGTCGGTGCAAGGATCAGACAGTCGGCGGGATCCTCTATCGCCAGGTCTACGGCGACATCGACCTCACGACCTACTCAATCGACCGCTCCCGGCAGTGGGGTGCATACGGAGTGCCGTCGTCGATCGCGAAGCTGGCCCGCGAACACACCGCCCGTGCGGTTGCTCTCTGTGAGGATTGGGAATCACTGACCGCGGCACTTGAGTCGGGCATGTGTGTCCCGATCTGCAGCAACATCGGGTTCGCCAGCGGCGACCGGGATTCGGATGGGTTCTGCCGGCGGGCGGGAACCTGGAATCACTGCATGGTCATCGTTGCGGTGAAGTACGCCAAGAATAACGCGGCTGGTTCTGCATCGCCGATGAAGAATCCGCGGGACGGAGTGCTGGTGCTCAACTCGTGGTCGAACTACGTCGGGGGCGGCAAGCACCCCGCCGACCAGCCGGACGGCTCGTTTTGGATATCCCGCCAGGACGCGGAAGCCATCCTCGCCCAAGGTGATTCGTTCGTGATCGGTTCGGTCGACGGCTTCAAGTACCGCGACCTCGATCACGCCGGCTGGCTGCAGCCGGCCCCGGCCCCGACCGACGCGGCGAAGTCGCCGGCTGTCAATCACTACCTCGCGTTGTAGGGTTCGCCATGTCGAAACGTGCCATCGTTCTCTCGTGTCTCGGCTGTCTCGTGGCCGGCTATCTGGCCGCCAGTGTGCCAGGTTTCGACCCGGTCAATCCGTTCAACCCGCGGCCGCAGCGGCCGTTCATCAAGTTCGTTTCGCGGCTGGCGAAAATGGGGTTGTGGATGACGGTGTTCGCCGAGCCGGCACCGCGACCGGTCGAGCAGCAGTATGCGGCGATTCATAACGGCGACCGATCACTCGTTTGTCATGCGGAGGGATGGTGATGTTTTCGATCATCGTTTGGCTCGTGTTCGGTTTTATCTCCGGTTCAATCGCCGAATGGTTGTGGCCGCCGGCAAGGCCAACAAGCCGCTGGCAGACGATCGCCGTCGGCGTTGCCGGGTCCGTGGCCGGAGGTCTGGCCGGTTCTCTCGTGAGCGGTGACCACTACCGGCCGGCTGGCCTGGTGCTGTCGGTCGTCGGTGCGGTGGCGTGCATGGCGATCTGGCGGAAACTCGACGAGGTGAAGCCGTGAGCATCCTTTGGCGGTGGGTTATTTCGATGCTGGTGTGGCTATCGGCCGATCACCAGCGGATCGCGACCGAGCCCGCACGGGCTGCGGCTGCGGTGTCGGCCGCCAGGGCGTCGATCCTCGAGGAGCTGGCGGCGAAGCCGCCGGCACCGGTGCCGGTGAAGTCGGGCACGACGTGCGTCTCCGGAACGTGCCCACCACGGCGGTGACGTTGTGAACGAAGCGATCGCCCAACTGCAGGCACACGTCCGCTATCGGTTGGGCAGCCGCGTCACCTACGCCCAGGTGTGGCGTGTCGACCAGCTCACCCTGCTGGCGATTCGGCATTGGCCGCACGCTCACCTGGAGGATGCCGAGGCCGGTGGCGGGCGGCATCATGCCGCGGTCGGCCATGCCCTCACGCTGATGCGTAGCCAGGTCCGCGAGCAGTGGGAAGCACGGCACGGGGCCGGCCCGCTATGGGACGTTGTGCTGGGTGGCACGACCTCGGCGATAGGGGTTGTGCTCCTCGATCTCTGGTGGCCGTCGAGGCCGTGGCGGTCGATCCTACGGGCGATGGGGCGGTCACTGGCTGACGATCGCCAGGACGGCGTCGATCGCGTCGTGGACCGCACGGGCGAGGCGGGAGTCGGTCCCTAGCTCTTGGCCGATGCGGATCAGCAGCAGGCCGCGGATGGCGTTGGTCCAGGTGGGGCGGGTCATCCGATTACCTCCGCTGCTAAGAGCTGGGCGGGAAAGTGGGCAATTCCCACGTCCGCTGGGCTGGTTGTCCATTCATATGCCAAGCCGGTCGGGTGGACCGACGGCGGGAGCACCGATTGGGCGGCCCGACCGCCAATCCGTATTTCGATAGCACCGAGTTTCACGACGGCCGTCGGCGGCATCCACGGTTCCCAACGGAATAGTCGGTGCTCCCCGCGGGCCGACCGCCAGGTCGGCGTGTGAAGGTCGGTTATCCCGTAGGCGGCCAGCTCCTCGAGCCCGTCCGGCGAGTCGTATTCAACGTCGACAACGCCCGACGGCTCGCCGAGCAGGATGCCCACGTTGGAGCCGGAGCGGATCCACGCGGCCACGTCGGCCGGGTTGTCCGTGCTACGGGTTTGCCAAGCCGAGCCGAGCGGGCGTTTCTCCCGGCGGGCGACGCGAATGAATCGGCAACCGGCGGCGGCGAGGGCGATGATGTCGGGGGTCATGCGGCACCTCCGTCGATCATGGTGAACGTGCGGGTCATGGGGATGCCGGCCGCATTGGTTATGCAAATGACCTCCTCGCGGATCGTCTCGCACCGCTGCTCCACCTCGGGGGCACCGATGTCGTAGTAGGTGTCGAGGATGGCAAACTCCTCGGGCATCTCACGCCCTCCGGCGATCGCGTGGACGATCGGCTGGGTGAGCGGGTCGCAACCGCGGAAGGCGTGGCGGGTGGCTAGGGTTCGGTATCGGGCGATCGGGGTCATGGTTCTCTCCTGGTTGTGCGGCCGTGGCCGCTGGTTGTGGTGTCTAACTATTTGTATCCAATCGGCAACAAATAGACAAGGGGTGAGGAAAAGTTTTTTCTGGCGTGGGCTAGTGGGCGTGGTTTCCGCCGCGTGGTCGGCCGCGGCCGGCGGTTGTCTCGGCGAACGATTCAACCGCCGACCGTAGGGCAAACCATTGGTTGTCGATCTGGATTCCGGAGACGTGCCCATTCTGGACTAGCTTCCTCATCCATAGCCGCGACACGTTCGCCAGTTTGGCGGCGGTGCCGATGGTGACGTATTTGTCCGGGTCGATCTTGGGTGCCATGGTGAACATTGTTGCCGGTCGGCTCCAACTGTCAAGCGATCGCGGCATGGGTTGTCCAGTAGCCGACGGCCGCGGCCTGGCATTCGGCGAGGCTTCCGTAGGTTCGTTCGTCGGCCGGCGATCGGTTGTCGCCGGTCGTGATGTAGTAGGGGTAAAGGGCGGTGCCGTGGCCGCAGTGGCGTACCATCACCCCCGGTAGGTCGTCGCGGGTCCAGGTGAGGTTTCGCCCCCACGGGCCGCGGTGGCCGATCCATTTCGCGTGCGTGGCCGCTGGCTCGAGGGCGAATAGCTGCAGTTGCGATGCCATTGGTTGTGGGTGTTGGTTTGGGTTGTGGTTGTCGATCAGAGCGCCGAGCCGCTGGCCGGCGTGGCGTCCATCTTGCCGGCCGTGTCGAGCACCCACCAACGGAATCCGGTCTCGGCGTCTAGCCGTCGTCCCTCGCGGATCGCGGCCTGGTGGGTTTGGTGATTAAGCTGGCCGCCGGCGTCGATCGCGGCGATGTATGCGGCGAGGGTCCAGCGGTTTCGCTGGTGGTCGTCGGCCGCGAACGTCAAGGAATGTGGGGCTAGGTGAAAGCGGTTGGGGGGCATGGTTGTGGGGCTCTTGGTTGTGGTTGTGGTTGTGGGGCTGGTTGTGGTCAGTCGGCGAACATGGGGACAAAGCGGGCCGGGGCCGGGCGGGCCGGGCCGACCGGGGCACCAGCGGCGTCGAGGTCGAGCAGGTAACGGTCGGCCGTGCGGCGGGCGTCGGTGCCACGGGGGGCGTGGTCGTCGGCCGTGCGGGCATCGCCGACGGCGAGGGCGTCGACGGCTCGGCGGGTTGTGGGCTCGAGGTCCGAATAACGGGCGGCGAGTCGGCAAAACTGGGCGGCGGTCATGGGTTCTCTCCTGGTTGTGGTTGGTTGGGGGTTGGGGTTGGTTGTGGGCGGTCAGTTGTGGCAAGAGCCGGTCGCTACCCATGCGTGCTGGTCAACGGCGTCGGCATACTGCCGGACGGCGTCTTCCAGTTCGGGGAGTGTCGGGCGGGTTATTACCTTGTCTCGCGTCCAGGTGTATCCATCCCATGCGTCGCAAAATGCGATCCACGCGGTACGGTCTCGGCGTAGGCGAGCGCGAACGCGGCCGGCGGTCGTGCCGTCTGCCCAACGGATTCGCCATCCGCTATTGCAAGCGATAAGGGCGGTGCCGTGCTTCAAGGTCTCGGGGGGTCTCATGGTTGGTTCTCCTGGTTGTGGTTGTGGGTGGTCGTCAACGTGACGGCCGGCCCCGGTGCCCCGCGGGCCTGGTGGCCGGCGGGGGGGCGGGGGCGGCCGCGGCTACCTCACGATTTCAGCGGTGGCCGGCAGTTGATCGAGCACGGTGTTTGCGATGTCTGACGCTGCTTCGCCAGCGTCGAAGTCGTGCGGGTCGAACGACACGCGAACCTCATGCACGGGCCAGCGTCGGCGGGTCTCGTCCAGGTCGACGGCGACGCGAACGACCCCGCGCGGCATGGTTCTGCACAGTTGCCCCATGTAGGGGATGTCTGCGAAATAGATTCGCACGCTCGGCCGGTAGGCTCCGTCTGCGCACTGGGCGTTGTGGTCGCGGTGTGGGGCGCTACCGTCTTCGATCTGGGCGAGCACAGAATCTGCGACGTATGCAACGGCTCGGCTGTATTCGGTCTCAAGCATGGTTATGGGCTCCTGGTGGTTGTGGGTCTCGGTGGCCGGCGATCGCCGGGCCGGCCCGGTTCCCGCCGTCCCCGGTGGGGCGGCGGTGGCCGGGGCGGCCGGGTCAGTCGTCAAGCCCCTCGGCGAGATCCCATGCGGCCGCGGCGGCGGCGGCGGCTATCTCGTTGGTTGTGGGGCGGCGGCGTTTGCCGCCGCGGGCCCGGCGGGCCAGCTCATCGGCGCAGTAGTTGACCTCGTCGAGGTAGTAGCCGTAGTTCGGCTGGTCGGGCCATGCGGCGAGCGTGGCGCGGCAGTCGGCGATCGTGTAGAGCAGTTCGGCATCGGATCGCGTGCGGCACAGTTTGGGGTAGGCCGCGTGGTCGATGTGCTTGGTGGGGCATCCGTAAAGGTTGTCGGTGGTTGTGGCGTTCATGGGTTGTGCTCCTCAGGGGTTGTGGTTGTGGGTTGTGGTCGGGCGTTGTGCCCGGCCGCCCGGTTCCCGGCCGCCAGTTGGCGGCCGGTGGCCGGGGGGCCGCGGCGATCACGTCGCGGGCGTCATTTCTTCGGTTAGTGCGTCTCGCCAATCGGCCGCCACGGTTGCGACTAGGTCAAGGCATCGCACGATCAGGCCGGCAATGGTTCTTTCGATCGGCCCAAGCGGGGCCGGCACGGTTTCGACGGCTAACGGTTGGGCGTCGTCGTCGGCCTGGTCGTCGGCTCCGGCGGTGGCCTCGCCGATGTATTCCTCGACTCCGTTCGCGTCGTCGTCGAGCCGATAGACGCTGGCGGATTCGCCATCGTCGGCCCCGTCGTCGGCCAGTAGTTCGCGGACGTAGTCAACGGCCGCGGCATCGGTGGCGGCGTTGAATCGTGTTGACGGGCCGCGGTCGAAACGTGCGATATAGTCGGGCATGGTCTAGGCTCCTTGGTTGTGGTTGTGGTCGGTCGGAAGTCGGCCGCCCGTTTGCCCCCGCCCGCGGGCGACGGGGGGCGACGGGGGGCCGGCGGTCAGCGCTTCGGCTTGCCGCCGAATGCGGCGGTTGAAAACACCTCCGCGGATTCGGGAACGTAGGTAGAGCTGCTGACGGTCCAACCGCCGTATCGGCTGTCCCCTAAGTAGTTTCCGCCGCCCATGCTGTAGTTTTCGCGGTGCTCGATTTGCTCCTCGCGAATGTGCCACTCGATCGGCACGACCGTGCCGTGGACGTTTATGGGGCCGACATGGTTTGCGGCCGCGTGGGCCTCAGCGGCCGCACGGGTCGGGAGAGGGCCGGCGGCGGCGTCGTCGTGCCATGGCGATCGGCTGCCCTTGTAGAGATAGCCGCCCGTGACGCAGTCGGCACCCAATACTGGCGTCGCGTACCAGCGGCCGCGGCCAGGGCCGTAGTCGGCCGTCGGCTTGAATGCGGCCGCGGCTTTGCGGAGTTGTGCGAAAGACTCGCGCTTCCCGCGGCCGAAACCGATCACGACCTCGCGGGCCGTGCGGCCGTTGAAATAGTCGGTCTGGCTGTCCGATTCGTCGACGCGAAACTTTGCCACGATGACGCGGTCGGCTCCCGCGTCGGCCATGGCCTGGCGGATGGCCGCGGCGTCGGTTGTGCGGAGCTGCGGCACGTCGTCATAGGCGACGGCGTCGGCCTCAGCCCGTGCCATACGGCGCTCGTCGGCCTCGCGTTGGCTGTCCACCATACGCTCAAGGCCGCGGACGGTTTCGGCTACGTCGTCGGCCAGGTATAGCCGGCCGTCGTTCGTGACACAGTTGTAGAGCAGTGGCGGCCATCCGCGATCGTCGGCACGTTCGGCAATGATTTCGAGCGCGGCCGACGCGATTTCGGTTTTCGTTATGGTCGGCACGTCGTCGCCATATTGGGCGGCCAACGCGGCCGCGTTGGCGTCGGCAACGGCGGCCAGTAGTTCGGCCACGTCGGCCAGTTGTCCTAAGCCAAGCCGCACGGCGGCGGCGGCGAATGATGCAAGGTTTCCGGTATCAAGGTTTGCAACGCTCATCGTTCAATCTCCGTTCAAGGGTTTCGGCCGTTTGCCCGCGGCCGGGTCGGGTTGTGTTGTTGGTTGTGTCCCATGGGACACAATAGATCAAAAGGGGGAGGCTTCAAGGTGGGCACGCAACCGGGGACGGCCGGCCGTCGGATGACGGGAGAAGAAAGCAACGTCGGCCGCTGATACTTGCCAGTTGCGGCCTACCTTCCGGCCGCGAACCTTCCCGGCCTTCACCAGTTGTCGCAACCATTGTTCGGTTATGTCGGCCGCGGCCGCGGCCGCAACCAAGCCCGTCCAGGTTGTGGCAACGTCGTCGGCTCCGGCCTGGTCGATCAGCCGGTCGATAACTTCCGACATAACTTCGTCGGCCGGACGCATTCCGGGGGCACCGCTCGCCAGGTCGTCGTACAACTCGTCGGCAGTCATGCCGCGGCCGGCCGCGGTAACGTCCAGGCCGCGAATGTAGGTTGCGTCCCCGCCCGCGAATGCGGCGCGGTGCCGACCCTTGAACCGCCCGCCGTGTTGATCGCCGGACAACTGGCGGAAAGCGTCGCGGCGGAACGTGCCGATCCGCTCCAGCTCTTCGCATTCAATGGCGCGAGCCTCACGATACGCTTCCAACACGGTCGGCCATGCGATGCCAGCGGCCGCGGCGGTTGCTTTGTGTTCGGCAGTGTTCATCGTCTTTCGCTCCCGTGTTGTTGTCATAGTATCCCATCGGATAGTTGGCGTCAAGTGCTCCACACAAAAAAACTTTTTTTGTTTGAACGTCGGGCAATCGCAAAGAGTTGTTGCCGACCGGACACTTAGGATATGAGAATCCGACCGCCATCGGCCATCGGCCATCGGCCATCGGTCACCAGGTCACCAGGTCACCAGGTCACCAGGTCAACGACCTGGTGACGGTCGGCCGGTCGTGATGGTCGGCTATCGAAATACCATCGCGTCCGCGGCGTCGGCTATCGAAATACTCGCGGGCGGTGCCCGGTCGGCTATCGAAATACTTGCCGCCCCCCTAGTGGGGGGCGAACAGCCCCCCTAGTGGGGGGCGAACAGCCCCCC